GCTCGCAGATAACTGTTACCTTCTCAAAGTTAGCCAAGAGTGTGCGGGTTATTTCAATCATAATTCGGGAAGCATCCACAAACTGACTCATTACATCTGAGTCCACTTCATAGACTTGGCTTGGGAATATCGTTGTGTTCTCGATATGATCTCCACCGAACATCACAACAACTTCTTTTACAGGATGATCTGCGCGTTGGATGTTAGTGAGCAAAATTGTTTTCTCAATAGATTGCTTGACTAGGCGTTCGCACTCTTTACTGTCGTATGTCAGAGTGTGCTTGCCTAATTGCCAGTCGGTTGAGTGCAGTAGCGCAACCTCAGCCTTCTTTGTGCGAGTGTCTTTTACAGGTGTAGGAACGGCAGGTAGTGGGCCAGCCGAAAGCATCGCATCGTGAGCCGCTTGAACTACCGCAGCAGTAAAGTCATCGCGGTTCTTCTTGACCTTAGCCAGTTGCCTTTGTGCGTTCAGTAAAGCATTACGCAGTTCGGTTATCTGTGGGTCAGTATCGTTAAGTTTATCTTCAAGACTCATCTATTCCTACAATCGTCATTCCGTGTTGGACATAACCTTGCTTATCTCGCCAAGAATCTTCGTGAAATGGATTTTTAGTAATGCGAACAGATTTGAGCGCATCCATCATTAGCGCAACTTCGTGCGGGGCAATATCTTCATCCATATTAAGAAGCGCGCCCCAAATGCGACCAATACGAGTGAACTCTGTATGAGCATCACCATAGTCGGCTAGGCGTTCTGCAAGTATCTTTTTTAATTTTTCGGACATCGGCACATTCCCTTTGTATGGTTATAGAAAGTGTTGTTGCTGATCTTGTATCCCTCTGACTTCAAAGCGTTAAAGATTGCCCAACCTGATACGCCACCTTCTGTAGCTTTATCTATGGCAGTTCTATCTTTTTCGCTAAGACTTTCAAGGATTTTGCCCATAGCGCACAATTTATTTTGCTCAATCATCGCTTGGTTTAATAGATCGGCTATTGCCATTAGTTGCCTCCCTTTCGTGGGGAAGCCTAACTTAAACCTGTGAACAACCGCTTGTGACACGCGCAAGCAAAAAGCCCCCGCCTTTTAATGACGGAGGCTTATTAGGCTTTAATATCACTCGAAGCCTAGTCTGCTATACCCTGTTGGTATTTGACCAACGGCGTTACTTTATAGCGCGGGTTCTGAAACTTGTTTAACTTGAGAGCGTGTCGCAGCCCTAATTTTTAATTTAGCGGGGGAATAACCACCGATAGTGCGCCCAGTCTTTTTATTAGTCTTGGGATGTTTTTTAGAAGCCTTACCATTTGGGCGATTGTCATTGCGTTCGCCTCTACCTTTGTTCTTAGCCATTAGCGGATTCTATTCAATGTTATTGACATACGGCGTGACGATATGAGAGTCAGGTTGAACGCCCGGATTTGAGGTGGGATTGTGGGGTACAGAACCTCCCCCAAGAGCAGCAATTCCAACCAACATTAAATGGTGAAGATCGGTGGCATATCCGCAAGCAGTCCAAGTGGTCATAGCCGTACCTGATGCAAGGGCAAGGGCTTTAGGGTTGGTAATTGGTACGCGTATCAAGGCAGTTCCTTCATTAAAGCTATGTAGGTTGATTTATCTACGATACCTGTTTGCGGGCTTCCTTGCCCCTTCTGAAAGGTTTTAAGTGCGCTGATATGGGTAGATGACCACGGTGTGTTCTGAGCCACCGCAGGCAATAATCCAACCTTGTACAAAGCCTTCTCAACAGCCAATTCTTGTGGGGTTTTTTTCTTTAGCGGAAAATCGCTAGCAGCCCAAGCAGGTGCAGTAAATACGGTTGCAGGATTAGGTGGTACCGCGCTAGTACCAGTATGCGTTGCTGCCATACCCGCGCCAGCAAGTGCCGTAGCCCCTGCTACTCCGCCAGCAACCATCTTGTTATTTCCTAAAGAGGTTGTCGGTTTAAGGGTTGTTTCATATTGAGGGCGAACGATTGCTAAGACATAAAGGTAAGGGCGGTGGCGTAAATAAACTCCGTTGCCATTAGCCTGTGATGCGGTCAGCGCGTGGTCAGGGCTTGTATTTGCACCAACAGTTGTTATGCCATCTTTAGAAGCATCTACGATAATTTCAATGTGATCGGCTTGTCCATTGCCGTTAAATGAAAAGAAAACTAAATCGCCGGGTCTGCCGTCATATTTATTGACCACGCAACTTTTTTGTTGAAACCACGCAAGTCCAGCAGGGCAGTAGGCGAAGCCCTTTGTTGTTTGAGCAGCGACTAAGTGTGAGAGATTATTTTGGGCAAATACCCAGCTCACAAACATCGCGCAATAGGGTTGATTGTTCATTCCATACCAAGTGCCGTAAGGATTGTCGTTATTAGCACCCTCGACAAAGCCCACCTGCTGTTGAGCGGTGTGAACGATGTCTAGTGCGTTTGCCATTTATCCTCCAATAAAAAAACCTCGACCCCTTCTCCAAGGTCGAGGCTCTTTCGTAATTCTACTACTTAGTGGTTTCAGCCTTAGCGATCTTGTTTCCCTCAGCAACGGCAGCATCAACGGCAGCCTCTACAAGTGGAGCAGGTGCGCCTGTTTTTGCGCTGATTGTGTTCACAAGTGACTTAGGATTTACGCGAGCCAAGATAGGCACTAGCAATCCACCAACGACTGCTTCTGTTGCAAGTTGCTTGAGTGAATCGTGTGGCTTGATTTGATAAGCAGCATAGCCAGCAGCAACAATGCCGTAGCCGTAGTGCTCTAATAAACTTTTTTCTTTAAGCGTTAGGTTCAGTTTGAACTTTGCCATCTTTATCCTTCTTTCCGATGAGGTTACGAACATACTTTTGTGCTTCATAATCAGCATAAGCGGCGTGATGTATTCCACCTGCGCCCCTATGATGCTTAACACAAAGCCACATTAGGTTCTCTGCTGATTCTACCCACTTACCGACTTCATCGGGATTAGATACACCGGGGTAATCAACCTCTAGCCATTTGAGATCAACGCCGTTTTGTAGGCTGAACTCAATGTGCGCGTGGTGTAGCTCTAGTCCTCCATCGCACTCAGAGAAATCTTGACGATGTCCTCCGACAGCGCAGACTGCTGTGGCTTGAGTGGCTTTGCGGTACGCATCAAAATCTCTGTAATGCGGGTCGTTCTCTCTTTCCGGGTGCGCCGGATAGTGAACCACATAATTGTTAGTAATTGCTTGATCGTGTGCATCCATTTATCTTACCTTTAGTCGGGGAAACTATCCTTAGGGTTGAGATAGCGTAGAACCACAGGGATTACCGCAGCAAAGACTGTAGGGATAATGACTGATTTCTTGACTAAATCTGTGTAGTGAAAAGCTAGTTCAAAGACGAGAAAAGACTCAAACCAAGTGCGGAATATCGAGCGTAATCTATTCTGATTTTGCTTTGAGAACTTCAACATCTATTTTTATCTCCTGTTGCTTCTCAATAAGGGTATCAACCTTGTTAATCAGACCTGTCTGACCATCGTTGTAGAGCGCGTACATAATCTTTTGTAAATCTTCACGGATTTCTTCGGTATGTTGTTTCACAAAATGTTTTGCGAAATATCCCAATCCAGCCCCAAGTCCTGCTAAAAGGAAAAAATATGAGTAGGCAATAGTTGCCCAGTCTGTTGCAGTCATAAGTTGCGCCCTTTCGGGTTATTAAGTCAGCGTGATTGTCTTAATTGTACCAGCCGAATTAACAAACTTAAGGGTGCTAGTTGTGGAGTTGTACCACATATCGCCATTGCGATAGTTAGAAGGGTCAGCCGTAACTATTGGCACAGTAAATCTTTGTGCAGTTTCTAACTTACGAATACGCGCATAAATATCATCAAACATATCTTTAAGGTTTGGCGGGAAATTAAGATAAGGCATAAGTTCTCAGTTCGTAGTCGTTGTCAGCGTAATTGTAACTAATTCAGGTTGATTGTTTTCGCCCACCTGAATAGCAAATCCTACAATTCGATAGATTGCATCGAGCTGAGAAGTAAAGCGATCATCAAGAATTCTTACGCGCGCATCATCGCCTACCTCGTATGAGCCAAAGATAGGGTCAAGGTTTGGTGGAACGACAATCTTGATCGTGGTTGGCGGGTAGGAAACAACTGCTACTTGCGCCGTTGCTAGGTTAGCCAAAAGAGTAGGGTCGGATACATCGCCATAGTTAGCTTGTTCTTCAAGTAAAGGCCAACCAGCAGCGATCTTACTTCCATCAAATGCGGTGTTGATAAGTCTGCCGGGGTTAGAGCCAGCCCCTAGCGCGTAGAGATAGTTAGCGGCAATCGTTCCATCTTCGGGCCAAGTGTATTCAACCATATTTCCCGGAAGTTCAAAGACTGGCGCAGATGGGTTAGTCGCTGAATACTTGCGCCCATAACGCGGATAACCTAAGCGCAGAAGTTTTGCAGGGTTGCCGTTGGAGTCGTAATAAACATAGATATTGAAGTCAAAGCCTGTAGATGATTTAGATAGGTCTTGAATAGCCGACATAACGGTTTTGTATTCATAGCCGTAAAAGGTTCTGACAATAGTGACACCTGATGTTTCGCTGCCTACCCCTATGCCGATATTGCCGTTAGTCGCTGCTTGGGCGTTATTGACGATGGTTTGTACGGCGGTGAGTTGGTCTGTGCCAAAGAAAACGGTGTCGGTGGTTATGCGCCTACGCTCGAAATAGGATTCAAATTCTCTTGCGTTCAGGGTGATGGTTTGAGTTTTGGAGTTGTAGGTACGAGTCCATAGAACCCCGCCCCAAACTAGAGTGCCGTCACGATCTACATAAATTGCGGTGCGAGCAGGGATAGTCGCATTGGCAACATTGAGTTGAGCCGCGTTGATACCTGACAACTGCAAGGTTGCGCTGAAAGTTCCAGCCGAATTGAGTTGCTGAGAAAACTGAACGCTTGTAAGCGGTAACTCGGCAAGTATCGAGTTAGTCAGTAAATCTGCAAACAGGTAACGGTATTGGGTAGCCATTGCTCTAGCCTACTAGAGCAGCAACCTCAGCAGCCGTTAAGCCAAGTGCAGCGAGCTTTGCTTGAGCAGAAGCCTTAGCAGCATCGGCAGCAGCCTTAGCATCGGCATCGGCTTTAGCTTTCGCAGCAAAATCAGCAGCAGCCTTCTCGTTGGCTGCAATTTCCTCAGCCGTAAGGTCGCGCGTGACTACCTCGCCTGTTTCGCAATTAACTTCAACTGCTTGTGGTGTTGTATCTGCCATTTGTTTCTCCTTAGTTATGAGTTGTTAATGCCGTAAAGGTAAAAAGTTGAGTATTGAACGAATGAACTTGCAGCCGTTAAATTTATAGAAGTAATTGCTGAATTGCTTTTCCAAATGCCAGCAAGTAAAGGAGTATAACCAGATGCTGCATTGTTTTCTACAACAGAGTCATAACTTGATGATTTGTATGCTGTAGTGTTTGCATAATTTGAAATATATAATTCGGTGTTGCTAAATACTGATGCTGTAGCAGTTGCACCTTCTCCAATACCAATTATGTAAGTTGTAAAAGGAGAACCAAGCGTAGAACCTTTTTGCGTTGTTACTGAACCACCATCACCATAAACTCTTATCCAATCATAATTGGCAGAAGTGTCTCCATTAAATTGAATATTTATCAATGGTGCAAGTGTTGCTGAGTTATCTCTTGTTGAAGATTTTAATACCAAATCAGTATAAGTAGCAGGAATAGACGAGAAGGTAACGCTGGATACGCCACCTGAACCTACGGTTGTTGATGCAATAAGAGTCATTGTTGGATTAGCCATTAGTTATATCTCCTATGCTGCGCTTATGCCGAATAAAGTAAAGGTTGAGCCAGCAATAAGGTTGTAACCAAATGAACCATTTATCACTATCGTAGTAATGGCAGATGTGTTACGCCATAAACCAACTTCAGCAGTTGTGTAACTTGTTGTATTCCACCGAGTTAAAGTTGTTTTATATGTGCTAGTGTTTGAATAATTCATAAAATGAGTAATTGAAATATTGCCCAAACTAGTAGAAAAATATCCTAAATCCATTGCTGGTTGATTTGTAAATCTATCACTCGTTGCTGCTGTTCCATTTCCGTAAACGCGAGTATAAGAATAATTTGTCCCAGTATCAGAATTAAATACCGCAGTAATTGCGCCAGTAGTTGATATTCCAGCATTTGCCACCAACACCAAATCCGTATAAGTGGACGGGATGCTTGAGAAGGTAACAGACGATACGGCAGACCCTAAAGTCTGCGTAGCAATAGGTACATAAGTTGCGCCAGCAGCCATATTATTTCACCCCGTATAATGCAATTTGTGAGTATTGAGATAAAGTTCCATTTGACCTAATAGTGATTGATGTAACTGCGGAAGTATTTTGAATTAAACCGCTGGCAAAATGAATTGTTCCACCATTTTGTCCAGTAGAAGCGCCATTGTTATCCCAACCAACTAAAGAACGAGTAGTTTTATATTTATTTGTATTGTTATAATCTAATATATCTATTATCATAGCATTAAACATATTTGATGGAGTAGTTGCAGCAGGCTGATTACCAATATAAAGAACTGAACTATTTACCACATTTGAAGATGAGGCATTAGAACCATCTCCAAAAAGTTGATGGCTAGTAAGACCAGCAGCATATGAGTTAACTGTTAAATAAGTTTGTCCAGAATATGATGCTTCATTATCACGCATAATACCTCTAATATGCAAATGTGTATAAGTGCTAGGAATAGAACTGAATGTAATACTGCTTGCCCCACCCGAGCCGACTGTTACGGTTTGAATAGATGAATAGTTATTGGTGGATAAATGCCCACTCTTACCTGAATCTATAACCCCAAGAATAGGCATTAGGCAACATCTCCTACGACATACCAAGTATCGGTGGCTGTCTTAATGCAAGTTGCTGAGGAGAATTGAGCGCGTAGCTTTGGCGAGATAGCGGTAGCACCTGTTGAGTTTACGGTGGTTGTGCCTGATGTAGTTGCTTGGATTGTGATTAAACCAGTACCCACTTGCATAACGGTAATTTGCGTTCCAATAGGAAAGGCAACAGAGGCGTTGGTAGGAATGTTAAGCGTTCCAGCAGTTGTTGAGTTAGAGGCAAGCAGGAAGTTTCCTGCATCTGAGGCTACAAGGGTGTAGGCGTTGCCGCTAAAAGTAGGGGTTGATTGGTATATGCCGGGATTGGAATAAGCAAGTGCGTTCCAAGCCGATGAGCCGTTACCGATCTTAAATTTAAGTGTGTCGGTTTCAAAGCCGATTTCGCCAGCAGCAAGAGTTGAGTTAGCACTTACCCAGTTAGCAGCAGTATCGCGGCGATTTTGGATTTGGGTTACAACTGCCATTATGCGCTGCCTCCGTTAATAGTCTGTGTTGCTGATGCGTTCGCGCGACCTGCTAGATAAGGAGCAACCCCATCTGACATCCCGCCGTCAATGTTGGTAAGTGTAGTAGATGCTACCGAACTCCACGATGTACCGCTATAAACCTGCAATCCATTCGTTGTATCGTAATAAACATCGCCAGCGCGTAATGTTGGAAGTGTAGGCGCGCTTGATAACGCAGGGTGATTAACAGGGTCTAAGGCTAATTTACTCACGCTATATCTCCAACCACCAACCAAGTATTTGTGGATGTCTGAATACAAGTGGCTGTAGAGTATTGGGCGCGAAGTTTAGGTGTAGCCGCAGTTGCGCCAGTTGATACGATCGTTACGCCTGAACCGCCTGAGATCGTAGGTTGTCCTGCGCCATATTGAGCAAGGGTAATTTGTGCGCCGATTGGATAGGCAACTGAGCTATATGGCGGGATAGTCACGGCAATAGCAGAAGCGTTGGCAAGGGTAATAAGTTTTGAATTATCGGCAAGAACTGTTGTGTAAGTTGTTCCTGTTTGATTGTTGATCGCAATGTTGTTTGCTGAGATTACATTGCTGGTTACGGCTACGCGAACATCGGTGATATTAGAGTTTGTAATCGAGGTAACTGCTGCGCCGACATAAACTTGAGCGAGCGCGATTGAGTTAGCGGGAGTTGCTGGAACAGTAGGTGAACCTGCAGGTGTTCCTGTGACTACATTGACAACAACATTATTAGTTGAGCCTGTGTAATAAGCATCATTAACTGTGAGGCATACAAGGTCAATACGAGGATTAGTTGCGTTAGCGGTAGCGATAGAAGCGGTTACAGAAGCATCGTTGTAAGAAGTATAAACACCCATATTGGCTTGGGTTGTACCAACAATCGCTGCCCAACCTGATGCGATAAGAACCGACATACCCGGCGTTGCGCTTTGTGTAACGGCTAATGAAGTGCTGCCAATGATGCCTGTAGTTGAATACAGAGCTTGCATTGTAAGGCGGTCATTTTCGGCAGGGTGTGAGCCGTTTTGTAACCAACTTGGGGGTGTGCGTAGTGTCACTTCATCTCCTTATGCGTAAGCATTGTTCCATTGTACAGTTGCGCTGGTCTGACCGATAGTCGTACCTGTGCCTGTGAAGTAATAAAGGCTAGTTCCGGGTGGAGCAGCAAACCATTGTGACGAGCCTAGCAATAAATTACGCGCAGGGTTTCCATTGAGTAATACGGTTTTATTCTGTAGGTCAATAACGATGATGTCTGACTGACCCATTGTGTAGTTGAATGAAAGGTTTTGACCGCTTGTTGTAGAGCCGACAACAGGGTTAATGATCGGCCCGTAAATGGTAATGATCGGATAAGTCGTTGTATCGCCGTTGTTAATAATAGTCGCGGTCTGAGTTTGAGAACCGCCACCAAAGGTTAGATCGTAAGTGCGGTTGTAGATGCGACCCAAAGGCTGAGTAACTGCCATTGTTGCTGTTTGGGTTGTGTTGTCGTAATAACGGAAGTCAGGGCAAAAGAACTCAAACTGAGCTTTGATCTTGCCGTAGGTGTAATCAGGGTCAATCGTAGAAATTGCCTTACGCACACGCGCGTTGATGTATTGCAGGTTCTCGCCACCTGAAAGTTGGAATTGAAGCGGAGTTGTTCCTGTTTGCTGAGGTTGCAGGGCAGCCCTAAGAAGATTGAAGTTAGCTTGGGCGGTAAGACCATTGCCTGAAAGAATCTGCATTGTTACGGTGATACTGCGACCTGAAAAGAAATCGCGCCCTGAAAACATTCCGTCTTGATAGCCTCGGTCAGAGTCCTGCACACGAAGGGCTGGCAGGGCTTCTAAGCCGTCAATCTGTAGTACCTGATAGGGAGAGTTACCCCCACCGAATACAAAGCCGTTAAAGGCAAATGAATAGGGATTAAGGGAGGTTACAGTAGCCATTAGTACCCCGTTCCTGAGCCATTAGCGAGCGCACCCAATTTAGCCAAACTTAATACGCTGCTTTGAATCTGAGATGGGGCGGTAGAGCCATCTACGGTGATTGGAGCGTTGATCGTTACTCCCGCGCCGACTGCCTTTCCAAGAGAGGCAATGTTGGCATCTATGATTCCAATGTTTGCCCCGACATTGGCGGTTGTTGCAGGTAGTAAAGGAATTGGGCTGTAACCAGTTGTAGGAACGCTTGTAGTTGGCGCGCCTAATTTAGCCAGCAAAGCCTGAGCAGTAAGCATCTTGGCAATAAGGGCATCAAGCTTAGACATCGTGCTATCTGAAATTGCCTTAACTGACTTGTCGTAAGCCTGTTGAGCAGAGGTCAAAGAATCGGTGAGAACTTGCTGCGCTTTTTGAAGTGCCAAATCTCTAGCGTTGCCGGCAGAAGTCATAGCCTTATTAAAGGTATCTTGAGCAGCATTGAGAGAGTCTTGATACTTACTATTTTCGTCAGCCAAAGACTTTTGTAGATCAACAGCCACTTGAGCATACTGTTTAGCCATAGCCGAAGTAGCAAAGGTTGTGCCGTCATTCATTGTTTGAGCAAGAGTGTCTAAGCCTGAGTTAGAAACGGTGTCAATCTGAGCATAAAGCGACTTAATTTGATCGGCGGTCTGTGGGGTAGCGTTTAGAATTGCCTGTGACATCTGATCGCCGACCAATGGGCCTTGGGCAATGACTTGGTTGATAAAGGATTGTGAGTAACCCTTAGCGGCTAGATCGCCAGCATCCTTTTGCAGTTGAAGAATTTGTGTAAGTTGATTCTGCATAGAGGCAATAAGACCGCTAGTTGTGCCTGTGCCTGAGAAGGATTTAGCAAGGTCAAACTTAGTTACGCTGGCAAACCCGCTAGTCATAGCATCTATGGATTGCTGAATGATTGCCTTTTGCTTATCAAGAGCAGCCTGATTTATGCTGATGATATTGTCTTGATGGGTCTGATTAGCCTTTTCGATAGCATCGTTATGAGCGGTTGTAGCCGCTTCTACTGCATCTTGGTATTTTGTTTCAATATCAAGTTTGGTCTGATCGAACTTGGTGTGGGCATCTAATTCTTTTGTTCTTAAATCAGATAATGCCGTATCCATCTTTGTCTGACGATCAAGAAGGATTTTGGCTTGTTCGTCTTGAAGTTTCTTCATATCGTCTTGGGCTTTTTTAATCGCCGTTGCAGACTTGCTCAAAGTGCTTCCTGTAACAGAAGAATCAAATCCTGAACCACCCGTACCGCCACTTGCGCCACCTGCAAGATCAGGAGCTAGTGCTGAGAAATTAAGGTTAATCTTTTTGTTTTTTAACCCATCTAATTTAGTAGCAAAATTGCCAACCTCTACGGCTGCTTGATTTATGCCTTTAGCCATTCCCTTGAAATGGTCACCAATAATAGGAAGGTGGCTGGCTGCCTCAACAATTTTTGCTATAAAGCCAATGAAATAACCTAAATACTTAACTACAACTTCAACCGCATCAACCACAACATCTCTAAATACTTTGAAATGATTCCACAACAAAGCAACGCCAGCAGCAACGGCAGCAAACGGAGCAATAGCAGCAACAAATGGTGCGATCATTGCATAAGCCGCAGTAGTCGCAGCCACTAACGCGGCTACGAGGGCTGTTCCAATTACGGCAACTAAGACAATCATTAAATCTTTATGTTTAGATACAAAAGATGAAACTTCGACAAACATATCTGCCAACTTACGAAGAATAGGCAGCAATACTGCTCCAACAGTTTCTTTTACCTTTTCCATCTTGACATTGAGGTCAGCCATTTGACCTGCGTATGTCTTTAGATAGGCAGCAGCTTGATCTTTAATCTTGCCTGAAAGTTGATCCATTGCTTTGATAAGTGCATCGTGTTTAGAAATGCTTGTATCAAGTTCAATGTGATATTCCTTAAACGCTCTAACCATTCCACCGCTTGCTTTGGTTAATGTGGTTGCAGCATCAGATAAAGAGATTTGCTTGAGACGAGCGTAATCAGCAATAGTTCCCATTTCTTTCTGAGAATTTGCCACCGAGCCAGTAGCCAAGACCAACTTAGTCATAGCGTTGGTTGCATCAGTATGGGTAAAGGCTAGTTTTTCCATTGAGCCGATAGATGCTTCAACTACCTTGCGATTAGCCTCTGTATTTATCTTGGCTTGATTCATCGCCGTTGCTAGTTGAGTTGTTGAAAGTTGTGCTTGCTCGGCAGCCTTGACCGATTCTTTTAAGAAGTTTGTGAACATCTGAATACCTTGCTGGAGTCCACCGCCAGCAAAAGTTCCAAGCATTACTGTTTTAAGAGATAAGAATTTGCTTTCTTGTTCTTTGGCAGCATTACCAATTTTGTTTAGACCGTTAGTTGCCTCTTGAACGGCGGCAGTCAGGTTAGTAAGTTGAACAAGTATCTCTACATTAAGATTAGGGATTTCACCTGCCATTTACTATCCCCCCATTGCGGCTTTAATAAACCCGGTCATAATCATTCTTGCTTTACCGGAATTGACGATTTCATCACGCGCCGGATACATATATGGGTATTTTACCCCACTTAGCCATCGTGACGAGCCTTCTTCAAGAACGCGAGCATATTCAGCATTAGAAGAAACGCTTGCTACATAAGTTCCAAAACCTTGTCGTATTACAGAATTGGCAATGATGTTTCGGTTGAGATTTCCTGTTGCGTAGTTAGGTGGTGTGCCATTGCCGCCAATATGAGGATTATGGCGCAACCTATTTTTAGATTGAATAGGTGGATTTACAGTTTCGCTTGTGAGTTCCTTAGCTTTACTCCACACAGCGATAGAAATTTGTTTAGCGGCTAATTCCCCTGCCTTATCCATACGCTTTTGCCAAGCGTTAAGGGCGGCAGTTACTTCGGGAAGGTTGTCGCTCACTTCTTCTCCATCTGCTCAATCTTTACCTGCTCTACGGTGTCGGCGATTGCCAACAACCAATCCGAACGCCCGGCAGGTAAATTATCTACCTGTTCAGGTGTCCAGCCGAACCGATCAGCAAACTTGAAGTAAAACCACTCCTCATCAGGGTAATCAAGATCAGATGATCGTTGAAACCCTTGCAGTAACCCTTTTAGGCGTTCGAGCCGTCTAAAGGGCTATCAGGGTTTAAGCGGTTTTTATCGGAGTCTGCTAGATCAGGAAATAAATCTTTGGTCAAATCTTCGGTAAGTTTCATAAGCTCTACATAATCTTTAATAGGTAGTTCTTCGATAGATTCTTCCTTAACTGATGGGATAAGAAAGTCGTAAGACCATTCCTTGATGATTGTTGTAAGAAGCGCGTTACCAATAGCAATGCCTTTTTCAGCATCAGTTCCTTTATCGCCAGCGCGCATAATGCGGTTACGATCTTTTACCTTCAAATCTTCTGCATCTTTGATAGTAACTGTTGCGCCCGATGTTAATGTAATTTTCTTTGACATATTGCCTCCTATAAGTAGCCTTTAGATTATCCTAGCAAAAAAGGGCAATAGGGGTGCGGGAGCGTGCGAAGGCAAAGCGCGCTCAACCTGCCACCCCTACTGCGTTCTAGGGCGTTACGCGACTGAGGTTGTTACAGCGTTCTTGACAACCCACTTGATAGGAGAGTATCCAACTGTTCCTGAATCGGTGAGGTTACCTTGAGCGTTGAAATCAACAAGAACTTCTACAAAATCCTTTGAGCGTTCGATAACAGCAAGTGTGTAAGCACCCTTTGTCATTGTTGCTTGGATTGAAGTCTGTGTCGCACCTGTTCCTGTTGTCCAGTTAAACACTAGAGCAGGTTGGGTGTTTGTAAGGTAGTTAGTAAGTTGTGTGTCG